ACCCTCCAGTTGTTGAGGATGTTGTCTGGTTTCTCCCATTTACCCGATTCATCGTGGACGAGGAGTTTAAGCTTCTCCCCATCGTAGGAGTTGTCACCCGTATTCTTCCAGTCGATCGTGGTATCGAGACCCTCGAGGAGCTCCTGATCTTTTTTATTTTGTATGGATTTTCTAGTGAGTCTACTGGCTGGTATTCTATAGGCAAGTTCGGTTTTGGGCCTGTCCATACCGTCCTGGATGGGTTTGAAAAAGAACGGGTAGTTGACAGATATAGGGACGACCTTATCTGTGAACATCTTCTTAGCATCGGCTCCAGACTTAGACAAGATACCGTACCGTGCATCTGAAGTAATTGTCGCCAAATTAACGGTCTCTGCTGAAGACATAAATGAAAATCCGGAACGGCGGTTTTTAAGGTAGCACATTCCATAAGATCGTGAGTCTGCTTTACAAGCCTCCCAGAATATGAAGAATAGTCTATTTGCTTCCCTAAAGTCTGGCTTCCCAACGTCAATCTTGGACCACTGCAAGTACATAAAGTGAGTACCAGTAATGTAAGTGCCCACGCCTTTATTATTAAACCAATGGCCTTCGTCTCTGTATTTGAATTGTTCATCTATATAAGGTTCCCATTTTTCCTTAAAATCATCTGGATAATCTCTCCAATCGAATACGCTTTGTATTTGCTTCAACTCTGATGGGTACTCCGCCGGTGTCCACTCAGCATTTACTTTACTGATTTTAGCAGGAGCTTTAGGTAAAGCTATTTTAAGGTTTTGTATATTGTATATTTCGCCGATCTTTCCCGTTTTACTTATAACAACAACGTCGTGCTCTTTGTTGTATCCGTATGCCCACTTATTAGCTTTATTAAGCCTAGAGATCGTAGTCTCTTTTATAGGGGTTATTACGCTGTATAGATTTTGCTGATACATTATCTTGATCTTTTTTCAGCAAACCCACTAAAAGCCTTAGGCTTTGTATCTTCCTTTGGCTTATCTTCTAATAAATTTTCTTCTTCCTGTATTCTATTTAATATCTCAAAAGCATCAAATATAGCTAGCTTTTTTGTAGCTGCTGCGTTTTTTAATCTGTCTGCTGAGATATCGTCGTCTGAATCAACTATAGCTTCTTTAGCTACTTTTATCAATTCCTCAACCGCTTTATGCCCAGCTTGGATTATATTCTTCTTCGTCTCCTTGATATTCATATTTAATTGTAATTTGATTAGTAGGAACCCTGTATAGTTTTTCGTTTTGTATTAAAAACTCATACTCTGTTCCTGGGCTAAAACCCACTAAGTCACCAACGGTCATAACTTTTAAGTTAGTATCTTTGTATTTTAGCACACCTATTAAAGGTTTTTCAAAATCAATAGAAAACATTTTATTTTCTTTTATAGGCTTAACGAAGTTAAATCCCGGTAGAGGCTTTATCGTATCACCTTCAACTTTAGCAAATATAAGATCAGGGGAAACTATATACACATTATCTGAGTAATAGCTCTTCCCGTTTTTTTCTTTGCCTCTAACATCCCTAAAACGTCTAAAAACATTATGATGTAATATTACTGTATCACCTTTTTTTATATTAGTCTCGTTAACTGATGGCTCTGCCAAAACAATTCCCTGTCGACTTACGTATTGATGGTTTTGTAATTCTGTATTAAGTATAAGCTCACTTTCATTTACATGCTTTACATTATTATATCTTTGGTCTTTAGGTTCGATTATAAAATCAAATAGCCCCCTCATTAATATTGTAAATTGTATTCTACAGCTATAGCCATGTTTTTATTAAAGTCTTTCCAAGGTAAAACCTCTTTTGCTTTTGTTATATATATAGAGTACTTATCTTCTTCCTCTACTATACTATCTATAATATGATTACCATACACTTCCTGTCCGACAGAGTAGTGCATGGCATCATTTTTATAGTCTCTTCCGATACTAATCTTTCTTATCAACCCCATTCTCAGCTATCTGACCAGTGCTAATATCTACGCTAATATCTCCATACTTATCTTTAAGTATATTCTGCACACTGCTTAACTCAGCTTGGGCAGAAGACATTGTGTGTATCAATTCATGCTTTTGTAATTCTAAGCCACCAACTTGCAATTGCACTTGATTAACTTTGTTTACTGCTGCTTGTAATTGAGTTAGTTCGTCTTTTTTTAATTTTTTTTGCCATTTTATTTAATTTAATTGTTAATACTTACTTTATTTATTACGTATTTTTAGTAGATATTGATTTTCCTTTCTCCCAGCTTCTACCTACAAAATAAGCCCCATAAGCTGTGACTAATAGCGTTTGAAATATTGGTATATACTCTTCAGCTACTTTGAATTCCCCTATGTTACCATCAAAAAAAGCACACACGGTAAATATGACTGTTAAGTATATAAGCACCATAGGTCTGATATTCTTCGAAAGAAAGCTATCTGATTGCATGTCTGATTCCCAACGAGCAGTTACTTGCTTCTGAGCGTCATTATCTGCCTTCTCTAATATCTCTTGAATTTGCTTTTTTATTATAAGCTTTTCTTCTTTTGTTGTGGTTAATTTGTCAATAACATCTCCGACCTCTTTAATAACATTGCCGGTTAGCCATTCCCATATCTTTTTCATATTAGTAGCGCTTTTTAGATCCGTAAGCTTTGTTTATAGCGTTTTGAGCTTTAGCGTACTCTGCAGACCCTTTCTTGTTGCTATTACGTTGCTTAATTAAATTAGTTAAAGATGTACCTGATTTATTGTTAGCTACTGCTCTTTTCCAAGAAGCCGCTCCCTGTGATACTCTATTTGAGCCTAGGTTTTTATTAATTGATCCACTAGGCTTACTGTTATTCATCGCAATCTCATTACCTCCTTTGCCACTGTCTTCTGAAAAAGCTTTATCAATAGCCTGCCCGGTTCCCCTCCATGTTCTTGCATACTTGGTCGGTTTGTCTAAAAACTTACCTGCATCTTTTACAGCAAATCTTCCGACTTTGTTATTTAAAACCTTTGATTTTTTAGCAATCTGCGTACCACTTTTAATTGCTTTGGTTGTTTTAGGCGCTAATTTTAATCCAAGTTTTGTAGCTGTAGCTCCCCACCCCGCAAATGGAACCATTGCCGCAGTGGATAAAGCAGCGTTTGCGTAATCTCCTTCAGCTGCGTACCAACCCGCGTTAATACCGTCAGCTATTTCGCCATATCCTGGAATTAACCCTAGAACATCTAAGGCGCCATGCCCTATAATATTACCCCAGCTTTTTTCTTCAGGCTTATCTGATTGCATACCCGACCCTTCTGTCGCTTTATTCTCAGAAGTTCTTCCATCTACCTTAACGGGAGCTGCTTTCTGGTTTCTTATTCTTGAAGTAATCGGGCTAGCTTTCATATTGTTTTATTTTTTTGTTTTCTTTTTTGGTGCAGGTGATGATAATCCTATTGCTCCGGCTGCTTGTGAAAACTTCTTTTTAGCTTTTGCTTTCTTTCTATCTGCTGATCTTTGTTTTCTAGCAGCTTTTCTTGTGTTACCTTCTGCTAAGGCTTTTTTAGCCTGTGCTTCTTTATCTGATGCTTTTGCTGTTTTCCTAGCTCCTGCCTTAGCTTTCTTTTTAGCAACAAATTTATCTTTTGCGCTTGGGTTGCTAGTTGGAGCTTTTGTTTCAATAGAAATTTTAGGTGTTTCTATTTTAGGCTTAATAGTCTTAACACCTTCTGGCTTTATAGTAGTTGCTGCTTTTACTTTCTTTCTCGGCTCACCACCCTTAGTAGTAGCATCTTGTTTCCAGCCTCTAGCTTCGTATTCATTATATCTTTCAGCACTACCTATTTTATAGTCCCTCATATTACCTGTAGCTTTACCTCCTGGTTTTACATAAGGTTTCTTTTTCGGCTGCGGTGTTGGTTTAGGTGTAACCTGAGGTTTTGTTTCGGGCGTACTATCACCTTTAAACATATTAGATATTACTACACCTGCAACACCAAATCCACCATATTTTAGTGCTTTACCCGCAACATTAAGGCCTCTTTTAAACAATGATTTACCACCGCCTTTTGAAACTGCATTTAATGCTTTTGATGCTCCATTACCTAGCTTGCTACTTACCTCGGTGAACGGTGTATACCCGTCACCCAGAAGCTTTGGTGCTTTTGCGCCTCCTTTTTGAGATAATTTTTGTGCTCCTTTGGTAACTAATTTTTTACCCGCGTTATAAAGCGCTCCAATTTTTCCTTTAGCTGGACTGTTCATTTGAACCGGTGCATAACTACCTAGTAGTGGTTGCTCTGCTTTCATTCCGCCTTGTGTTGTTCTTTTTATTTTAGCGGTAACTGGTTGGCAACTATACCCGCTCTTTTTTGATTCAGCCATTTTGTTTGTTTTTATATGGG